ACTCAAAAGATAGCAATAACTTAATTGGCTACAAAGAGAGAACTGTCGCAACTAAAGAGTTTCAGATTATTGGAACTAATAAAGGTTCTGGTCTATTCGGACAGAATGCTAATCGTTCAGGTGGTAAATACTTAACTATCTGTGAGGGTGAGCTAGATGCCCTTTCTGTGAGCGAAATGTTTGACGGTAAGTGGCAGGTTGTCTCACTAAAGAACGGGGCTAATTCAGCCGCTAGGGACGTCAAGGATAACTTAGAGTACATCGAATCCTTTGATAATGTGGTCTTATGTTTCGACCAAGACCAAGCAGGTTTTCAAGCAGTTAAAGACGTACAGGATATTATATCTGTAGGTAAGCTGAAGGTCTGTAAGTTACCTATGAAAGATGCCAATGAGATGTTAATCAACGGTAAGATTAAAGAGTTCACCAATGCTTGGTGGTCTTCTGAGTCTTACACACCTGCGGGAATAGTCAAGGGTGAGGATACGTGGGAACATCTTCTAAAAGATGAGAACCTCGTCAATATTGATTATCCGTGGGCAGGTCTTAATAAACTAACCTACGGATTTAGGTCCAAGGAATTGGTAACTATAACGAGTGGCTCTGGTATGGGCAAGACTAGCGTTGTTAAGGAGTTAGAATCATACATACTTGATAAGACTGACGATAACCTAGCTATCATTCACTTAGAGGAATCTATCGAGCGTACTGTTAAAGGTTTGATGTCTATCGAAGCTAACGCACCTATTCACATACCACAGTATGAGAGAGAGTTAAGCCCCGAAGATAAAAAGGCTCTATGGCAGAAATCGGTAGGCGATAAGAATGTATACTTCTATGACCACTTCGGTAGTATGTCTGAAGACTCACTACTTAATGTGATTAGAACTTACGCTAAATCTTTTGATTGTAAGTGGATAGTTTTAGACCATTTATCTATTGTAGTTTCTGACCAAGATGGTATACTAGACGAAAGAAAAGCAATTGACGCAATTATGACAAACCTTAGAAAGATAGTTCAAGAGACGGGCATAGGATTATTCCTTATCTCTCATCTCAGACGACCACAAGGTAAAGCACACGAAGAGGGCGGACAAGTATCGCTATCTGAGTTAAGAGGCTCTGCGGCAATCGCTCAACTTTCTGATATAGTTATCGGATTGGAGCGTAACCAACAGGATGATGACCCTATAATTCGTAATCAAACAACACTACGAGTTATAAAGAATAGGTTTTCGGGTTTGACTGGTAAGGCTTGTAGGTTACAGTATGATAGTGAAACTGGCAGACTTTCGGAGGTAATTGATGAAGGCTTTTTTTGATATAGAAACTGACGGTCTCGAAGCTACTAAAGTACATTGCATCTGTGCAATGCTTGACAACGATGAGACTACTGTATACAACTTTATAGGAGGAGAAGCAAATGGACTTTTTCGAAAATGGTTGGCATCAGAGAATGTCGACACTCTTATTGGACACAACATTATTAATTTTGATGTTCCTGTTCTGCGTTCTATTACTGGGATGGATTGGTCTTTTCGTTTACGGGACACTCTCGTTCTTAGTAGACTACATAACCCTAGCCTTGACGGTGGGCACAGTTTAAGAGCGTGGGGTGAGAGGCTTGGTGATTATAAGGATGACTATCAAGGTGGATGGGAAGAGTATAGCCACGATATGTTGATTTATTGTCAGCAAGATGTAAGGGTTACTAAATCACTTTACAATCATTTTGTTAAAAATTTAACATTTTCTGAGGCAGTTGATTTAGAACATACAACGGCTGAGATTATTAAGCAACAGACCGACAATGGTATGATACTTAATGAAGAACGTGCCTATGAACTACTAGCTGAGATGAAAGAGAAAGTGTTGGACATAGAGGATGAGGTACACGAGAGATTTAAACCTCTGCCTGTGTGGATAGACTTAGTTCACCCTAAAGATAAGATGAAGAATAAAGATGGTAGTATCTCTAAGAGGTATCAAGCACAGTTAGATAAGGGTGCACACTTTCAAGATTGTAAGTGGGGATACTATGAGTACCCTGAGTTTAACTTAGGCTCTCGTCAGCAGATAGCTAAGTATTTACAACACTTCGGTTGGAAGCCTAAAGCATTTACTGAAAAGGGCAGTCCTATCGTAGACGAGAAAGTGCTTAAGACTGTTAAGATTCCTGAGGCACAGTTGATTGTAGATTACTTGACGATTACCAAGCGTGTTGCTATGGTTAAGAGTTGGGTAGAAGCTATTGATGAGCGTACTGGTCGAGTACACGGTAAGGTAAACCCTTGTGGTGCGGTGACTGGTAGGATGACACACTCAAAGCCTAACTGTGCTCAAGTCCCTGCGACTAGGCACGGAAAGGATGGTAAAATACTTTGGGGTTTTGAAGGTGGCTATGGTGCTGACTGTAGAGATTTGTGGACTGTTCCTAAAGACTACAAGTTAGTAGGTTGTGATGCTAGTGGGCTAGAGTTAAGAATGTTAGCACACTATATGAATGATGATAAATACACTAATGAGATACTTAACGGTGACATTCATTCTGCTAATCAGAAGTCAGCAGGACTACAGACTAGAGACCAAGCCAAGACTTTTATCTATGCTTTCCTTTACGGAGCAGGTGACAGTAAGATTGGCGAGGTAGCAGGAGGTGGTGCTAAACGTGGGCGTATACTTAAGAAGAACTTTCTTGATAATACTCCTGCACTAAAACAACTGCGAGAAAAAGTTTCCGAATCAAGCGGTAAGGGTTGGGTTACTGGATTAGATGGACGTAAGCTACACATACGCTCACAACACTCAGCACTAAACACTCTACTACAGAGTGCAGGTGCGGTGATTATGAAGAAAGCGTTGGTACTATTGGACTCTTATGCTAGACAGTATGACTTAGATTATAAGTTCGTACTGAATGTGCACGATGAGTTTCAATGCGAGGTCAGAGAAGACCAAGCAGACTTCTTCGGAGGTCTAGCGGTAGGGTCTATCATTCAAGCAGGTAAATCTTTTAAACTAAACTGTCCTTTGGATGGTGAATATAAGGTAGGTGAAACGTGGCAACAGACACACTAGTTCAAATAAAAACTCCAATTTGGAATGGAGGAGATGGGAGAAGGGCTATAGGAGTAGCAACTTTTAAAGTTCCTTGTATGGTTGAGATAATATATAAAGACAGTACAGGAGAAAGACTCTATCCTGATAGATATAGGGTAACAAAAGAGTTTGCCTCTAACTACCCTATAAAACAATATGGAAAAAGCCCAAATCTGTATGTAATACCTATAGATGAACTTAATAAGGAGGAAGTACAATGAGCATAAACGCACTAAAAACAACAGTAAAATATACAAAGAAAGACAGAGTAATTATAACTATGGATATGGAACATTATGAAAAACTATGTGATGGTTATAATAAACTCAGACGAGCTTGTAATATGATGATGGAAACAAATGATTTATATTTAAGCGATATGAGAAACCTTGATGATTTGCAACACGAAATGCAATTCTTAGGTTTTGTAAGAGGCGACCATTATTGGAGTGATGTTACTATTCCTAAGGAGACTGAGTAATGAGTACAGATAATCTAGTAAGCGACATATATCATATGATTGACACCAAGGAAATCCCTGAAGGTGTACCTGTCGAACAAGTAATAAATGACTTCGGTGAGAATATGAAGCAGATATTGAGAGATAATATCACAGAGCACGAGTTTGATAGACGTAAGCTCCGTATGTCTAACATAGGTAAGAAAGATAGACAGTTGTGGTATTCTTATAATGGCTATGAGGGTGAGAAACTATTGCCCCATACAAGAATCAAGTTTCTATATGGTCACTTGATTGAAGAGATGGTACTAGCTCTTACTAAACTTTCTGGTCACGATGTGACACACGAACAGAAGCAAGTAGAAGTAGATGGTATTAAAGGCTCTATGGACTGTAAGATTGATGGTGTGCTGACTGATGTTAAATCAGCGTCATCTTATGGCTTTAAGAAGTTCAAGGATGGCTCATTAGTTAATGATGACCCCTTTGGATATATAGACCAAATCAAAGGCTATGCTCACGCTGAGGATACTACAGATATTGGTTGGTTAGTTATGGATAAGACCAACGGACATCTTACATATCTAAAGTATGATATGGCTGATGAGTCTCAATGGTACTGGTCGAAGTTAAACTTTTTCTCTATACCTGAAAGAATAAAGAATATAAAGAAAATAGTTAAATCGGAGACACCGCCTGAGAGATGTTATGAGGTTATACCTGATGGTAAGTCAGGCAATATGAAACTTGCCGTTGGTTGTAGCTACTGTGCGTATAAGCACGATTGTTGGGGTGAAGACCTAAGAACATTCTTATACTCTAATGGACCTCGTTACTTGACGCAGGTTGTACATTTACCTAACGTAATAGAGGTGGATAGAGATGGCAATAAAGTATCGCAGTAAGCTAGAGAAAGAATGTTCCGAAGCTCTTGGTAAGGAATGGAAGTATGAACCTTGTAGGATAGCCTATACTATCCGTAAAAACTATACGCCTGATTTTGTTAAAGGCAAGTACCACATAGAAGTTAAAGGGTTCTTTCGGAGTGGGGATAGACAGAAGTATAAATCAATTGCTGAACAGATGAGATTTGAAGGCAAGGAGTTAATATTTCTGATGCCCCGCCCCGATTCTAAAGTAGCCAAGGGTAATAAAATTACTTACAGAAAATGGTGTGAGAAGTACGACATCAAAATATTTTCAACTAAAGAAATTAAGGAACTAAAGAAATGGACGAAGATAAAATAAATCCTAACCATTATAAACAAGGTAATATTGAGGTCATAGATTTTATCTTAGACCAAGATATGGACTACCTAACTGCTAGTGTTGCTAAATACATTTGCAGGTGGAGATTTAAAAACGGTTTAGAAGACCTAAAGAAAGCTCGTTGGTTCTTAGATAAGCTCATAGAACACGAGGGAGGGCAGTATGGCTCTAACTCTTAATGAACTTAAAGAACGTATAGTCCAAGAAGCTATAGACCCTTGTACGATGTGTGAGATACTCGACATAACAACTGAAGAGTTGCTACACGAGTTTGAAGATAAACTGATAGATAAACGAGAGGAGTTTGACGACAATGATGATGATACCTACTGAAAACTTTATCTTTCTTATATTAGTATTGCTTACAATGGGAGGATTCTTATTGTGGAGACACGGTACTAAATGTTATGATAGAGGGATAACTGATGCGATACTTATGCACAGAAACGGAAGACTGAAATATAATACTTACTTAGATGACAATGGAAGCAAGATGGTAAACATTGAAATCGACCCATTGGAGGATGAATAAATTGAATAAATTACCAAACGATTACCAAAACTTTATTGCACTTAGCAGGTACGCAAGATGGCTACCTGAGAAGAAGCGGAGAGAGACTTGGAAAGAAACTGTAGCTAGATACTTTGACTTTATGGAAGAGCATCTAAAAGAAAATACGAACCAAGAGTTAGTACCTAAGACTAGGAAGATACTTGAGGAAGCAGTATGTAACTTAGAAGTTATGCCTAGTATGAGAGCTCTTATGACTGCAGGTCCTGCCCTAGCTAAGAATAATATAGCAGGTT